CTGGAATATTAACGATTGACCACGAACTAACAGAGGAGCAGCGCGAACAGGTACGCAAACAGTATGCGAAACTAACAACAGGAGGCCAGGATTCGCTGATTGTTCTAGAGGCAGGCTTTAAATACGAAAAAACTGCTTTATCACCTACCGACATGCAAATGCTGGATTCAAGGCGTTATCAGATTGAAGATATTGCTAGATTCATGGGAGTGCCTTCGGTATTGATAAACGATACCGCATCATCAACAACTTGGGGTTCTGGTATTTACCAGATCATGGATGGTTTCTATATGCTAGAAATTCGGCCATACCTCGAAAGAATAAAGACATCAATAACGAAAAACCTTATGACAATAGATGAATGGGGCGTTATAGAAATAGAGTTCGATTTTGACGCGATTTTAAGGGCAGATATACAGGCGCGGTTAGATTCTTTGCAGAAAGGAGTAAACGCGGGTATAATAACACCTAACGAGGCAAGGAGAATGGAAGGCTTGCCACCAAAAGAAGGCGGCGATTACATCTATTTAAACGGGACAATGAGAAGGGCAGAAGATGCAAACGAAAGCGACACATTGCCAACAGTTTAAAATATCTACTGTCGGCGCTAACAATATCGCAAGGATTAGCGGATATGCTTCTGTTTTTGGCGGTGTTGATAGCTATGGAGACATGATCAAGAAAGGAGCGTATAGCAAAACACTTGCTGACAGGAATTGGCCGGTTTTAATGAAGTTTAACCACTTTGGCGAGGTAATCGGCAAGTGGACAGAAATCAGGGAGGATGAAACAGGTTTATGGGTAGAGGGTGAGCTAACACCTAACCACTCAGTATCTCAAAACGTAGAGGCGAGTCTTAGGCATGGCGCTATTGCTGGGTTAAGTATTGGTTATATCCCTACAGTTGTAAAAGAAGGCAAGGGAGAGTCAGGCAATATCAGACTGCTAGAAGAGATTGAGCTGGTAGAAATCAGTGTAGTTGATCTCCCTGCTGATAAGATGGCATCGGTATCCTCGATAAAAAACGAGGTAAGCAAATGCGAAGCAATGAAGGATGTTGAAAAGATTTTGAGACAAAAGGCCGGACTGTCTCAAGCTGACGCGACTGCGATAGTCGCGGCTGTAAAGAGGCTCTCTCACAGTGATTGTGATGTTAGCGAATTATCGGCCATGTTCGACAGCTTTAAAATTTAACACAATCACAAAGGTGAATATTATGGAAACAAAAGACATGTTAGCAGAAGGCTTTAAAAAAGTCTCTGAGCAGGTAGAGCAGAAGTTTCAGCAATATGAAGGCCAGGTACGCGAAAGCGGCGAAGCCTCCAAAAAGCTGACTGTAGAGCTGAAGTCATTGGCAGAAGCCTTTGACGGAATGAAAAAAGAACTGACCACAACACGAGATACAGTGACTTCGATTCAGCAAAAGGGCATCAAGATTGAACAGCCTTCAGCTCCGCAGTCAATGGGTGAGCAGTTTGTAAAAGGCGAGGCGTTCAAGCGTTATCGTGAAGGCACTTCAGCAAAAGCAACTATGGAATTTAAAAATACCATTCTTGGCGAAAGCGGAAGCCCACAAAATCCGACTAACACCATTGCCACGCTGCAAACAATGCCAGGCATTGTTGCTGGCGCGTTTCGTCCTCTTCGCCTGTTGGATATCATTCCTCGCGGCGTTGCATCTTCTAACCAGGTGCATTATACCCGCGAATTGGCATTCACTAACAACGCGGCAGAAGCTGCCGAAGGCGCACAAAAGGCCGAATCAGTGCTGACATTTGAGAGTGTCGATGTGCCTGTACGGACAATCGCGCACACAATCAAAGTGTCAAAGCAGATTCTCGATGATGCCCCTGCTCTTCAGTCGTATATCGATACCCGTATGCGCTATGGTGTTGATCTGCGTGTTGAGTCGCAGATTATCAATGGAAACGGCACAAGCCCGAACATCTCCGGCCTGTTAGACTCAGGAAATTACACTGCCGCCACTTTGGTGACAGCAGATAATAACTTTGATCTTACCAACCGGATGAAGTATCAGGTCGTTTCAAGCGATTATATGCCTGATTACTTCCTGATGAACCCCGCTGATTGGGGCGAGATTGAACGCACCAAGCGCAGCGGATCGGATGCGGCCTATGTTGGCGCAGGTAACGCGGTTTCTTATGTTAATAACGGCCTGATTCCTGTTCTTTGGGGCTTGCCTGTTGTTGTCAGTGCATCAGTTCCTTCAGGTAGTGTCATTTGTATGTCTACCGCTGCTACCATGTACTGGAGTCGTCAAAATACTGTTGTCGAGATTTTCGACCAGAATGAAGACGATGTTGAAAAGAACCTGCTTACCATCAGGGCAGAGACACGCGGCGCGTTCTCTGTATTCCGTCCTGCTGCTGTAATCATGGGCAGTGTAGTTTAATAAACACAGGTACGGGGCTGAAAAGCCCCGTTTTCCCCTATGAAAATGAAAGCATTAAAATCATTCAGCTCCTCTGTTAGTGGTAACGTGACAGTAGGGCAGATAATCGAATTGAAGGAATCCATCGCTATCCAAATGGAAAGTGCTGGACTTGTTGAAAAGGTAGACAGCTTTGAAAAAAAGCCGGAACTGTTGCCATCATCGCAAGCGGCCCAAGCCTTGCAGAATGGCAATGTCGATTGCTTGAACAAGCGAGAGACGCAGGAAAACTTGAGCTATGGGCAGTCAATACCAGTTTCAGGGCTGCAAGATGCGACCTTATCTACGGGGCAGATCGTAGATGGTGGAGCGAGTACAGAACAGAAACAGAAGGCGTTAGACAGCGGTGGACGCAAGACACGTGGGCGGCCACGGCGTACGGATTAAACTTTATAAAAGTAAGACCTGATAGAAAAGGATTAAGCAGGGATAGGCGTTTTGTAGTATCAGGGAAGAATAGCGGTTATCAGGCTATTGGTCTTGCATACCATTTTAGGCATAGCCGGATAATTTTAGTTGGTTATGACATGAAAAACGCCGGGAAGCATTGGCACGGCGATCACCCTAAAGGATGGGGGAACTCCGATAATTGCGGATCATGGGTAAATGGATATGGAGAGCTTGCAGAAGAGCTTAAGAAAGAAGGGATAGAGGTTTTAAACTGTACAATAGATACGGCGTTAAAATGCTTTAAACAGATGCCGTTAGAAGAGGCGCTAGATGGGCTATAGAGTTGACAGGGTTATAAGGGTAACGCAGCCTCTAGCAGAGCCTGTAAGCCTTGAAGAGGCAAAAGCGCATCTACGAGTAGACACAAGTGACGAAGATGATTATATAACAAGTCTTATCAGTGTAGCGCGTGAGTATATCGACAACTACACAGATCGGTTTTGGTCAGAGTGTACGATCTCGATTATCTTTGAAGGCTATCCAGAAGGCTATGTACTTGATCTTCACTTTCCTGATATTACTGCCGTTTCAGAGGTCGCAACAACTGACGAAACTTACACAGAAACTGTTATTTCAAGCGGCCTTTACACGTTAGACACGAACAGAAGGGCATTGATCTATGATGGTTATTGGCCTACTGATATCACGTCAATTCGTGTTGATGCGACTGTTGGAATTGATAATACGTCAAGCCCTGCCGGAGAGACTCCAAAGCCTATTAAGCAGTCCATCCTGTTAGTCATTGCAGACCTGTTTAACAATCGCACATCAGTATCAACAATGCAGACGTACAAAAACAAGGCTGTTGAGATGATGGCCTTCCCGTACAGATCAAAGATTAGCGTATGATAGTCGACCCTGGCGAGTTAGACACAAGGATAACTATAACAGAGACTGTTAGGCTTTCTGATGGGATAGGCGGCTACACAAATACAGATTCTGATGTTTGCACGATATGGGCAAAGCTGAAATTTACATCAGGCGCTGAGATATTCAAGAACTACAAAACCGATGCAGAATCTCTTTACTCATTTATCATCAGATACAGGACTGACATAAACGAAACGATGAAGATTCAGCTTGATTCGATAACCTATAACATCACCGCTATTGATCGATCGGCAAGGCGAGAAGGTTATATGGTAGTTATGGCAAAGAGGGGATAGCGTGAAAATTGAGGCGTTTGGGTTTAATGAACTGGATGATATCTTAAGGAAAGAGATGCCAGACGATGCTGATCAGGTGCTAAGTAATGCCACTTTGGGCATAGCAAAGGAGGTTGCAAAGGAGGCGAAGAAGAGAGTACCAAAGGACACGGGCGGACTAAGGCGCAGCATATCGACAAGGAAAAACAAAAGATCGAGGTTCATCCGATCTGATGTATATGTAAAGTGGCCAATGGGAGCGCATTGGGTATTCCATGAGTACGGGACAATAGACGGCATAAAGCCATTGTATTTTTTCAGGGATGCGAAGGCAAAAATAAACGCATCGTTAGACCAGTACCTGTCTACAGTTGTAGAGAAAGAGCTGAATAAAATGTTAAAGCGGCGAGTTAAAAGGATAACGGGCAAATAATGGGTTATTCAGAGCAGGTACAGGAGATTGTATTTAACGCATTAAACGGCGTTATTAGCGCTGACGTGTATGATTATTTTCCTCAACAGGATGATTCTGGAAGCGCTGTAGAGTTCCCTTTTGTCACAATAGGTGATGATATCCTAGAGCCATGGGATACTATGTCAGACACCGGCATACAGGCAACGGTAACGGTTCATGTATGGTCAAAATATGAAGGGAAGAAAGAGGTTAAGGACATACAGGATGAAATTTATAACGCATTGCATCGGCAGATTTTGGCAGTTGGAACGGGCTATAACTTCGTAGGTTGTGATTTAGACGACTCAAGGGTTATAATAGAGGGAGATGGTGTTACAATCCACGGCACGCAGGATTTTATTATCACGTTAGATGAGGGTTAAAAAATGGCAGCACAAATTGGAAGATCAGGGAGTATTCAGCAAGGCACGGTAGCCTTGATAGGCATTAGGTCTATCAGCATCGATTTCGAGAATACCGCAATCGATACGTCTGATGCTGACTCATCAGGGTTTAAAGAATATCTTTCTACTCCTGGCGAAAAATCAGCAACCATGTCACTTGATGGCATTTGGAAAGACCCTACCTTAAGGGCTTTGGCTGCAACCGGCGATATCACTCTTGATGACTGCACTGTGAATTTCGCAAACGGCGCTACACTTGTCGGCAATCTTGTTATGACAGCCTATAACGAGACAATGCCGTATAAGGAAGGCGTTACATTTACCTGCACACTGACAACAAACGGCAGCTATACATATACTCCATAAGGAAGTGAGAAATGGCCATTTTTGAAGATGTTAGTCTAACATGGGAAGGGAAGGATTACCGTGTTAGCAGGAATAAGATAATGGGGCTGATAGCGGCTATTGAAGAGCGCATACCTTTTACAAAGCTGCACAGTAGTAATCCACCTATGTCTGGCATTGCCCAAGGCTATGCCGCTGCCTTGCGATATGCCGGGGCGAGGGTATCAGACGAGGACGTTTATGCTTCCCTGTTTTCATCCGATGGAGTAGGGATCAGTCAGGCCATTAGTGACTTGTCGGTGTTGATGATTCCGCCTGATGTTATCCGCAAGAAGATGGACGCAAGCGCGGAAAATGATGCGGCAGCCGGAAAAAAAAAGACACGGCAGAAGTAGGGCTTGTCAGGCAGGCATATAATTATTGTATTGAATCTGGCTTGCCTCCTTCTGAATTTTGGAACATGCACCCTGAGGAGTTTTGGTGGTTTTATCTAGCTAAAAACCCTGCTCAGGCTGTAGATTTAGATGAACTTTATGCGCTTTTGGAGTAAATAAAATGGCCGGAAGTATAGGCGTTAAAGTAGTCGCGGATGTATCCAATTTTAAAGCGGGGATGAATGAGGCAGCCGGTTCATTGGCTGCTATGAAGAAGGGCATAAGTGGCGCAAAAGGGAATCTTGCGGCTTATGCGGCAGCGGCAACAGCGGCAGGCGCTGCTATCGTCATAGGACTTGTAAAATCCGCACTCGATGCTGCCGATGCTAACGTTAAACTAGCGGCGCAGCTTAATACCACTTCAGAAAGTATATCGACCCTTACCAGGGCGAGTGAGCTGTCTAGCGTCTCGATGGGCGAGATTGAGGCCGGATCAAAGAAACTTGCTGTACAGTTAGGAAAGGCATCGGACGAAACAAGCAATGCGGCAAAGACATTTGACAGGCTAGGACTGAGCGCGGAAGCTCTGTATAAAATGCCACTGGATGAGCGCATTGCATCAATTACCAGTGCAATCAAAGAGAATATACCGGCGACAGAGCAAGCGGCTGTTAGTAGCGAGTTATTCGGCAAGACTGCCGGTGCTTCTATGTCGCTTGTTGCATCAGAACTTGAAAGAGCAAAGCGCGAAACTATAGCATTTGGAACGGTTCTTAATGATGTAGATGCTGCGAAGCTAGACATGGCGGGAGATTCCATATCGACATTTAAAGAGGCTGCTAAAGGAACAGGGATAGAGATAGCCAAAAACCTAGCGCCTGCGCTTGATGCGCTAGGCAGAATGTTGCTTGATAACGCTGAAAAGTCTGGCGGATTTGGAAGCGCAATCGCTAAAGCTGTTGAATTATCAGTAAAAGGATTGGGGTTTCTTGCCGATGTTCTTGAGGGCGTAAAGAGGGCTTTTGAGCTTGTAGCTAATAGCATTATAGGAGTTTTCGGCGGGATTTATTCGGATATTCTAAGCGTTGTTCACTCTATAATTTCAGACCTGGACCGAATACCTGGAGTTGATTTATCAGGCATTGCTGACAGCATGAAAGAGGAGATGGAATTAGCTAAAGGTATTGTAGAGCAATCAAGAATTGCGTTTGATGAAATCCTTATGAGGCCAATGCCGTCAGATGTTTTTGCTGAATATGTTAAGCAATCAGAAGAAGCGTCTAAAAAGGCCGCTGAAAATCTTGTTGTTGCAAAGACAGGAGAAGGAGAGATTGAAAGCAAAAAGCCGAGCATTGTAAAAACCGATCTAGACAAGACCGACAAAGAGAAAGAGGCAAGAGCAAAAGAATTAGAAGACTTGAAAGAGCGGTTTTTAAGTGAGACAGAATTACTTGATAAGAAACTTCAGGACGATCTAATTCTCATTGATCAATCAATAATAGACGGATCAATCAAAAAAGAAGAGGCAAGGCTGTTAGAGCAACAAGCCACAGCAGCACATCAGGCGGCTCTCACAGAGATAGAGAAAAATGAAAAGGCGAAGAGAGAAGCATTAGCCGCTCAAGAATCAGAAAGAAAGATGGCATTTGTTAGCACATCATTATCTGCATTGTCTGCCATAGCTGAAGCTGCTGCCGGTAAAGACCTGAAAAAGAGGCGTAAGGCGGCGAAAGCTGATGCGTTAATAAGTACATTTCAAGGCATTGCAGCCGGTGTTAGATTAGGATGGCCTATGGCTATCCCTGCTGTTGCCTATGCGGCTGCTACTGGTTTTGCTCAAGTCAGGAATATTGATAGCCAGTCAACAACCACATCAGTCGGAAGTGGAGTCGGAGGAGCATCATCGTCTTCTGAATCATCGGGCGGGAATGGCGGCGGCGGCGGCAAGACTTCTAACATGTTTGTACGCGGTATTAATCCTAACGATATGTTTAGTGGAAGCCAATTAGTTGATATGATCAACAAGGCGCAATCCGAAGGCGCTCAACTGAGGCTTGCATGATGGCGATTACAAACACTGGTAACATAGTTTTACCCTTCTCAAGTGGCACGACAGGCACGGGAACGGATGCCATCGATCCGGCATACAAGAACGCAAGGATAGGCTATGAGACTGTTCTAACCACTGCAAACGTGACGGCCTCTAGTGAGGCGGCGGGATATCCCGTAACCAACATAGTGAACCCGTTAACGGCCCACAGGTGGAAGCCTACCGCATTGCCTGCTACGGTGACATGCACGCTAGATGCGGGCGAAGAGTGCCAGTATATGGGAATAGCAGGCCATACTATCGGAAGCACGGGTTGCAGCGTAGAGTTTCTTTATTCTGTGAATAACGGTTCAAGCTGGAACGTGTTAAAGAAGATCACGCCTGCTGATAACAAGCCGCTAATGATCGTGTTTTCACAGCTTGCTAGGTATTGGCGCATCAGAATTACTCGTGATGCTACAAGTGAAGAGACGGCCATGCCAAGCGTAGGCGTGTTTATGACAGGCAGGGCGTTAGAGATGCAGCGCGGCCTGTATGTAGGGCATACACCGATTACGTTAGCAAGGAAGACTCAGAGGATAACGAACAAAACAGAGGGCGGCCAATATGCAGGGAATAGCGTAATAACTGAGGGCGTATCAACATCGTTTGAATGGAAAAACCTATCTGCTCAATGGTATCGTGAAAAGTTTGATCCTTTCGTTGTGTACGCAAGATCGAGGCCGTTTTTTATAGCATGGCGTTATGCTGAATTCCCGTTAGAAGTTGGCTTTGTTTGGACTACGGACGATATCAGGCCGACAAATTCCGGCCCGCGTGATTTGATGAGCGTGTCTATGTCAGTGGATGGCTATTCCGATGAGTGAGATCATCACCAGCCCTGAAAGGAATCCTTTCGAGTGGATCGAGATAGACCAGTCTTTATGCGCCAATGTATATGGCTCTTCTCCCTGTACTGCTGCAATCGGCACGACCGGTTCAGGCAAATGCTTTAACACAAGGGCGACATGCCAAGACCCTAACAACTACGATGGCAGCGATGTACTCACGCTATACTTCTGCCGGAATCGCGGGTATATCCCTGATGACCATCAGTATGAGCCGTATCTTGAAAAGGCGACTATATCGGCAGCAACAATCAATCCAGGCGGAGGGAATGGATCAGTGCAGGCTTTGGGTATGCGTTCGACTCTGAGCGTTAGCCTTTCGGATCATCCGCACACAGATGTTATAGTTGATCCTTATGTGACAAGCAGGGATTATGACCCTTTTGAGCGTTCCACGTTTTGGGCCAAATGGAGGGCAAGGAATCCTTACTACACTAACAGGCCGATAAGGCACAACAGCAGCTATATTGATCCCGATACCGGCTTGCCTGATCCTGCTACGATTATCACCCGAACCTATTTCATGACCGGCTTTAGTGGCCCGACCTCATCCAATGGCGTGCAGATTCAGGCCAAAGACCTGTTGTCTTTAGCGGCAAACGAGAAGGCCAAAGCGCCTATTCCTAACACGGGCAAACTTTATGCGGCAATAAACAGCTCAGTTGGCACGTTAACGCTAACACCTACAGGCGTAGGCGATTTGGAGTATGGGTATTCTGGCCATATCCGCATTGGCTCAGAAGTCATGACATACACAAGGGCGACCGGATCGGATGACCTTACTATTGTCAGAGGGCAGAAAGGGACTGCCGGTGTTGAACATCAAGCAAACGACACGGTGCAGCAGTGTCTTGTTATCACGTCTCAAACGCCTGCCGATATCCTTGAAATGCTGTTAGTGGATTATGTCGATATCGACCCTGTATACCTTGATCTTGCACAATGGGCGACTGAAACGGCGGACTTTCTGCCACGGCTTTACACGGCGATTATCACAGAGCCGACAGGTGTAACGCAGCTCATTAACGAGATGTGCGAGCAAATGTATTTTACTGTATTTTGGGATGACAGGAATGCGCTTCTAAAGCTTCGAGCCGTTAGGCCGGTACAGGGCGAGACTGTAACGATACTAACAGATAATGATAATCTTCTGGAAGATTCGATAACATGGACAGACAAGCCGGAGGAGCTTATCACTCAGGTATGGATAAGGTACGCTCAAATAGACCCTACAAAGCCATTAGATGAGCTTTCGAATTACGCTGTATTGGATATTGTTTCCGATCCTTCTGCCGAATCACTTGACCGGAATGCAACCAGCAAGATCAAGGAGATTAACGCACGTTGGTTAACGCAGTTGGACGGAGCCGCCGCTATTGAATTAGGTGATGCGATACTTAAAAGATATAACCATATCCCAAGGCATTGCGCTTTTAGTGTTGACGCGAAAGACCGTGATGTTTGGTTAGCTGATTTTGTCACTATCGACAATCGCAACAACGTAGATTTCTACGGCGAGCAGCAGCCGATGCCAATGCAGATAATCAGCGCAATAGAGTCTGTCCAGGGTACGCGATACGAATATATTGCGGCTGAATATTCCGGCGGGGTGATACAAAACGACCTTGACGAATGGACTGTAGATATTAGCGCCGACACTATTAACGTGAACCTTCTCGATGCGTTTAAATCGGTTTATGCCTTTACGCCTGTCAGTGGTGATGTTATTAAGTTCACGATCAGGAAGGGTGTTAGGATCGGCGGGATAGCAAGCACATATTTTACAGATACGAATATCCTTTACGCGGATATCATATCTTCATACACAAGGGCAGAGCTTCAATTCCTGACTGCACTGGTAGCGCATACACAGGTAGCGTTAGAGACAGGGAATACTGGAACATGGCCGACAGGATGGCCGACAGGTGTTATTTTAAAGCTCGTTATTGAGCCTACTGCGGACGTGTTAGGGCAGGGCGGTACAGGCGGAGCGGACTCAGTATCAATAGCAGGAAAGGATGGCGGCGATGCGATAGAAGTAGGGCATCCGATTACGATCTATAATTACGGTGTTATAGGCGGTGGTGGTGGTGGTGGTTGTGGTATGCGATACTACAGGGATGACTCTCCATTCAGGACAATCAGGACAATGCGAGGAGGAGGAGGCGCAGGCTTCAATGTTGGCTATGCCTACACAGACGGATCAGGAAATGTTAGAATAGCCTCAGATAGTGGCTTTGATGGAATGGGTGACGCGGCTAACGGTTATGGTGCTATTCACAATCCTGCGGAACAATCATCACTGTTATCGACAGGCGCGTTTTTATATGACCCTATTTACTATGCAGGCGATGGTGGCGGGCTAGGAGAAGACGGCAATCCTAGCGGATATAAGGAATTTACTATCGAAAACGACACATATAGCAATTTTGGTGCGGCAGGTGCTGCAATATCAACAGGCTCTAACTTAATCACTTGGGGCAATAAAGGCTCTATTTACGGAGCGGAGAATTAACGATGACAATGCCATATCCAAAACCGGTATTTACTACAACTATTGTAGACGAAAACGGA